TTCTCTGCCAAAATAGGTAAACAGTAGGAGTCCACCCGTGGTTTACAGCGCCAACGTCCCCCCAACTGGCGCAATCGTCAGCGAGTCCCCCTTCGTCCGATCACTAGAAGTGATTGGCATGATGCCCGACTGGAAAGTAGTAGCTGCCGTCACCAACGGCACCAACTACATCCGCGACCTCGCTGAGCTGTACCTCCCCCAGGAACCCCGCGAGGATGATGAAGCCTGGAGAGCCCGCATCGACCGCAGCGTCCTCTCCCCATACACCAGCCGCCTAATCGAAACAGCAGCTGGCGCCGTCCTACGCAAACCAATCCACATCGAAGGCGACCCGTACTGGAGTGAAGTCGCCCAGGACATCGACGGCATCGGCTCCAGCATCAACGAATACGCCCGCCGCGCCCTAGTCAGCAGCCTGACGTATGGCCACAGCGCCATCCTGGTTGATTTCCCGGCAGCGACTGGAGCCCGCAACCTGGCGGAAGAGCGCGCCATGGGCCGCCGCCCGTACTTCGTCCACGTGGATGCCCCCCAAATCTGGGGCTGGCGCAAGGACGATACCAACCGCCTCACGCAAATCCGCATCCACGATTACGAGTACCGCCCCCTGAACGAGTTCGGCGAAGAGCAGGTCGAGGTAATGCGGGTGATCTACCCAGGCCGCTACGACCTCTACACACTGGGACAGGAAACAGTCACCTTCGAGGAAAGCAACGGCTTCAGCCTCGACACCATCCCAGTAGTCCCGATCTACAGCAACCGCCGTGGCGTTCTGATCTCCCAGCCGGGCCTGCTGGACATCGCCAACCTAAATATCACCCACTACCAACGCCAAAGCGACCTAATCCACGCCCTCCACATCGCTGCCATGCCCACACTGGTACTGGAGGGCTACAGCCAAGACAGCAGCGAGGCCACCATCGGCGTCAATTACGCCTTGGGCATGGAACCAGGCCACAAAGCGTATTACGTGCAATCGGACGCCACCAGTTTCGACGCCCAAATGGCCGAACTCCAATCCTTGGAGGCCCAGATGTCCACGCTGGGCATCACCAAGCTATTCGGCCAAAAATTCGTAGCGGAATCTGCCGAGGCCAAACGCATCGACCAAGCGCAATCCAACAGCGTCCTCGCCATCATCAGCCAAGAACTGGAATCCTCCCTCAACCAAGCCTTCAAACTGGCCGCCCAGTACGTCGGCCTGGAACCCCCTGTAATCACAATCGACCGCGACTTCGATTACTACCGCTTAATCGGCCAAGACGTTGCCGTACTGGCACAGTTAAACGAGTCCGGCAAGATCAGCGACGAAACCCTGCTGAAAATCCTCCAGCACGGCGAAATCCTACCTGAAGACGTGAAGATCGCCGACGAACTGGAGCGCATCCAACAAATGGAAGCCCCCGAAGTCGAAGAGAACGAGGGTGAAGTTCCGGAAGAACTAACACCTGACCGTGTGGATCAACTAATTCAGTTGATGTCACGCTGATGACTAGGCAACAGGAGCAACTAACACTTGCCCAAGTAGCAAGTCTGATTCGCCTATCCAAGCGCGTAGGCGAGATCAGCAGTTTGCTGTCTGGTGTTGGCGCACCAGGCAGCCAACGTGGTGTCCCTTTCGACTGGTACATCGACACCACCAACAACAACTTATATGGCCCCAAGGGCTCAAATTACTGGCCTACAGAGGGCATCCCATTAGGCCAACCATCTGACAGCAAAACCATGCTGGTAGGTGGCGGCGGATCTAGTGGCGGCGGGGGCGGCACAGCAGGCACCATAACGATTGGTACAGTCACGACCGTAGCTGCCGGCGACCCAGCAACCGTCACAAATGTTGGCACCCCTGAAGCCGCAATTCTAAATTTCAGCATCCCCAATGGTGCCACCGGCAGTCAAGGCGCTACCGGACCAACGGGACCCACCGGACCAACAGGTCCAACTGGAGCAGCAGGTGCTCAAGGTGCCCAAGGTGCGGCGGGACCACAAGGTGACGTAGGTGCAACAGGTGCTACGGGCCCTGTAGGTGCAACCGGCCCTACAGGTCTCCAAGGTGACACGGGCCTAACTGGCGCAACTGGCGCGCAGGGTGCAACAGGAGATACAGGAGCTACAGGTGCCCAAGGACCGCAAGGAAATCCAGGACAACAAGGTCTTACAGGCGCCACAGGTGCCACTGGTGCCCAAGGGATTTCGGCGTATCAAGTAGCACTGAATAACGGCTTTGTAGGTACAGAAGCCGCATGGTTAGCGTCTTTGGTTGCCCCCACCAATGATGGAACGTACTAATAAAGTAGTATTAGTGTGTCCCAGTACAAAATCCCCGTGCCCGAAAACCAGATCCCGGTAGTGCCTCCTGTGGAGGCCACCCCGCCCCAGCCTGTGGCTGACCCTGGTTCACAGGATCTCGCCGTCCAACTTGAAGCCTTACGTGCGAAAAACGCCGAGCTAATCGGCGAACGCCGCAAGGACAAAGAAACCCGCGACACCCTCCAGCAGCAACTGGAGCAACTGACGCAGGCCCAACAGGAAGCCAAAACCCAAAAGTTGGCTGAAACCGGCGAGTACAAGACACTGTGGGAGGATGCCCAGCAAACAGTTGCCGACTTAAAGCAACAAATCAGCCAACGCGATTCCACGATTGAAGAGATTCGCACGGGCTTCACTAAAGAGCAAACCCGCGCCACTGCGGTCGCTCAACTTGCACAAGCGGGTGCAGTAGCACCCGATCAGCTGTATCGTTTAGTGCAGGAGAACCTACGCACCAAAGAAGGACAGCCTGTGGCTGTTGCCGGCGGTGTAGAAGTTCCGATTGGTGATTACATCGCCAACTTGAAAAATCCGGGTAGCGGTTACGAGCATCATTTTGCTGCAAGTAATCGTTCCGGTATGGGTGTAACGAGCAGTGCCCGTTCCACCGCCGTCCCAGGTCAGTCCAATCCTTGGTCTAAAGAAGCCTGGAACGTTACCCAGCAGATGATGATGCTGGTCGATAACCCCGATATGGCCCGCCTCCTGAAATCAGAAGCCGGCGCCTAGCCCCTGTGGGGCAAACCCATAAACCTCACTGGAGCTAATCCATGTCAGCCTTCAACGGCAATTATTCGGGAGGAACATTCCTCTCCAACCTTGTTACTCGCCCCGAGTTCCTTCAGTACACCGCTGAAGGTATCTTCGAGCAGTCGAAGTGGGTTCAGTCCGGCATTGTGCAGCGCAACGCTGCTCTTGATGCCCGTGCTGGCGGCACCCGCGTGCGCGTCCCCTTCTTCGACCCCATCGCCCCGACTGAATCCCAGATTCTGAGCAACTCCACCTGGGGCGGTGGTGGCGGCTACTTGGTGCCTGCAAACGTGACTGCCGACGAGCAGATCATGACCCTGCTGCACCGTGGCTTTGCCTACGCCGCTGATGACCTCAGCAAGCTGGGCTCCGGCGCCGACCCCTTGGCCCACGTCCGCAACCAACTCACCGCAGCCATCAACAAGCTGAAGACTGCCACTCTGGCAGCCCAACTGCTTGGTCTGTTCGGCGGCATCTCCGGCGCAGGCGTCCTTGGCCCCAACCAACTGGACAAGTCCTTCGCTGGCGTCCCTGGTTCAATGACCGAGGCCAACTTCCTGAACGTCGCCAACGTCGTTGGCACCAAGGTAAAGCTGGGTGAGCGCGGCGACGAACTCGATTCGATTGCAATGCACTCGAACGTGGCTTACTACCTGCAGCAAGTCGGGATGCTGGTCTTCAGCACCTCAGCTCTGTCAACAGGCGGTGCCATCACCTGGGGCGGCGGCGGCATTGGCGTCAGCCAAACCGAAGTGCCTTTCTTCGCTGGTCTGCGTGTCGTCATCGACGACCAACTCGTCGCCCTTACCGGCGGCACCGCAACCCACGCCAAGAAGTACCCCGTCTACCTGTTCAAGTCGGGCGTAGTTGCTGAAGGCATCCAACAGGACCTGCGCCTGGCTGCCGACCGCAACATCCTGTCCATGCAGGACGTTCTGGCTGTGGACTACCACTACGGTTACCACGTAACCGGCACCAAGTGGGCTGCCGCCACCGACAACCCCCTCAACACCACTGCTTCCGACCAACTGGGTAACACCAGCAGCTGGAACCTGGTGTACTCCACGACCAAGATGGTCCCCGTGGCCCGTCTGCTGGTCAACACTCCGTTCGACACCACCGCTTACGCCTGATAAGCAGCCACTCGAAAGAACTGGGGCCCTACGGGGCCCCTTTTTTCATGTCAACTCAACCCAATCCCAGTCGAATCTTCTCCTGTGCCTCAAACACCACAGGAGTGTTCATGACACTTTTGTACGACTGCAAGATCAACTGGTTAATAACGTCGTAGCTGACCTGGAGCTTCTGCCCAATCGCGGTGATGTTCATGTTGTCTTCCTCGCGCAGGCGACGAATCTCCAGTGCTACGGGCTCCAGCTGGCGTACTTCACCGCCGGGCTCAAAAGCAGGCGCAACTTTCTTTACGCTGGTGGAAGACTCAGCGGCTTTCTGAACAGGCATGAAATTAGTCCGTCTTTACATATCACAGGATAACCGGGGCTGGCACGAAGACATCGCCTACTCCCGTTACCAAGAGCGCCTAGCCGACCTAGAGATGGATGGCGCCGATGTCTACATGGCAAAGATCCTGCCCCCCAAACGTCGCCCACGTCCTGACAATGTACGTACAGGCCCCGTTGCTCATCTCTACGGGTGATCTACACTGGAATAACAACTATATGCTGCCCGTAGCGCCCGAGGAAAGATACGCATGGCTCCCGTCCTCGTCGCCACTCTCGCTGGAGCCAACTCCAACTCGTACATCACGGTGGCGGATGCCAGCGTCTACTTCGACAACCGCCTAGACGCCGCCGATTGGGCTGCCGCTAGCGCCGACAACAAGGCCGCTTCGCTCATCACAGCAACGGGCTGGCTCGACACGCTGGACTTCTACGGCGACCGCTCAGCCACTACTCAAGCCTTGAAGTGGCCCCGCATCGACGTTACCTGCGACGGCATCGAAGCAGATGCCACCTTCATTCCCCGCGAAATCAAAGACGCCACCTGCGAAACCGCACTGGCCCTACTACGCAACCCCACGATGCTACGCGGCGTAGTCACAGCGCCTGGCAGCTACGAAGAGGTGGAACTGGGCGAACTGCGCGTGAAGTACCGAGGCCAGGGCGAAGTGGAGTCAATGCAAACCATCACCGACGCCCTGCCGTGGCTACGCAGCTTCCTGAAGTGCTGGGCCAAGGGCGTTAGCGGCCCCGCCTCCATCCGCCTGTACCGCAGCTGATGAGTCAGATCGACACCGTATTCCAGTCAATCCCCGCCCCACTCCTAAAGGACTGGGGCCAAACCATCACGTACATCAAAACCTCCACACCACGCTCCTACGACCCCACCACGGGCGCTGTAACTGGAGCAGACACCAACGTAACCGTCAAAGGCGTCATCACCCGCGTAAGCCCCCGCGAATCCGAGGGTCTCTACCAAACCACCGACCTCAAAGTAATCATCGGCACCGCCGAACTCGGCACCTACTACCCAACAGAAGCAGACCGCATCCAATACCTTCAAGCTGGAGCAACCCGCGAGGCCAAGATCATCGCCATCACCAGCTACCGGGGCGACAACCCAGTCCTCCACACCCTAATAGCGAGGCCCCAATAATGGGAGCACTATCTAACTTAGAGCGCGATATCCGCAACACACTAAACAAGACAGTACGTACGGTCGCTCGAAATATTATGAACGACCTGGCGGAAGCCGGGCCTGTTTGGGGCGGCGAATTTAGAGACAGTTGGGAAGCGTTTGCACCCGGTGCAGGCGGTGCAATTTCAGCTGCATATCCGTACACACTATCCGATATTCCAAATCTTCCGATAACGCAGCGGGAAATGAACCGCGTAACAAAGTTCATTATTAGTAACAGAGCAAGTTACGCAGCAGTGGCACTTGACTTAGAACCACCCCGAGAAGAATTTAGGTATCCGGGGTACGAACCGGAGGGGGATGTGGTATTCCGTGGCACCCGACCCGCTGGTGGCCGCAGAGGAAACATTGGTCCCAAGCAAAAAGGAGGCACCGATAACCGCTCTACCGCACCTTTGGACTGGTATACAACCTACGTAAGAGGCGGCAAAATGCAGAGAGCACTAGCCAAGGGCGTGGACCTGGAATTTAAAGCATGAACTACCAAGCAATTCGGGCGGCACTCGAAAACCCACTGCTATCGGCATTTGGTGCGCTGTCACCTGCTGTACCAGTGTTTTTCGACAACATCACGGCAGTCCCGCCCAATACCACGACTGAGTACGTCCGCATCAACATCACATTCGGCATTACCAACGAGCCCACACTGACCAGCAGTGTGGACAATGCACGTGGAGCTTTAATCATCCGCATCTTTACCGAAAAAGGTCGTGGTCCTGCCCGCAACCAAACCCTGCTTACCACTGCCGTCAACGTCCTTGAAAACCTAAACAACACTGCAAAATCCTCCACTGGCACATTTATGCGGTTAGGTGAAATCAACGGCCCCACATTTTCTGCGGTAGAGACAGCCCCACATTTTGTGGGCCGCATCGACACAAGTTGGGTAGCAACAGTCCTTACCTGAAGAGTGTTGCTATTCTGGTAGAAGCCGGGCAGTGCCCGTTCCACTGTCCATCCAATCGGTAAGTCCTTATGGCAACCACTGTTCTGTCCGGCACGTCCGGCGCTCTGTACTACAAACCCGCCGGCACCACTGGCGGCTTCGGTGAAGCTGGCGTCAACGTCGGCACCGATGTCATCACCGTCGAGCCCTTCCTCAATTTCAAGGTTGGCGACCCGGTTGTGTTCAGCATCGTCAACACCCAAACAGGTGGAGCAGGTTCCGGTACGTTGCCCGCCGGTATTGCCGGTGCTACCACGTACTTCGTACTGAGCTACACCGCTTCAACCGGCGCCCTCACGGTTTCTGCTACCGCAGGCGGCGTTATTCTGCCGATTACCGATGACGGCACTGTTGCCGCCCCCAACGAGTTCCAAGTTGCTTACGCGGCTTTTGCCGCTGTAGGCCAAGTCCGCGACTGGAGCTTCGAGATCACCCGTGCCGAAATCGACGTAACCACCATCGGCTCCACCCCTGGTCAGTACGTCCCCTTCCGTAGCTTCATCGCCGGCTTTGCCGACGGCTCTGGTACGGCCACGGTCTACATGACCAACGAGGACGCCGCACTGTCCAACCGGATGGTCGAAGACGTACTTCAGCGCCAACAGACTGGTGCAGCCTTCAAGCTGTACACCGATCAAGTGTTCGTGGGTGGCACTTTGAACGAGGCCCAAAGTCGTTCAATCGCCTTCGATGCAGTGCTGACTTCAGCCAGCTTGAACATCAACCCCGACGACGCACAGTCTGTGACTGTGAACTTCCGCCCATCCGCCACCCCGGTCTTCGACTTCGCCAAGTCCTGATAGCCTCCAGGCTGTCCCCCACCCGCCCCACTACACAGTGGGGCTTTTTCATGCTTATTGCGTTACACTAGAACGTAAATCACCAAGGTTTTATGCCCGCCTCGATTCCCACCCGGGCGATTGACCGCCTCCGCAAGGCTGCCAACCTAGAGCCCAGCAAAAAGAACGTGGAGCTTTCGGATGGCTCCACCTTCGAGATGTGGGTCAGCCCGTTGACGATGGCCGAGCGTGAACGCGCCCAGAAACAGGCCAAGTCGGACGACGCCAACGCCTTCGCGCTCCAGCTGCTAATCTCCAAAGCCCTGGACGAAAACGGTAGCAAGCTCTTTGCCCCCGGCGAAATCGACGTCCTCAAAAACGAAGTCAAGGACAAGGATCTCCAAACCCTGATGCTTGCCATCCTCACCGACGACTCCGAGGCTATGGACCCAAAGTCCTAGCCGCCGAACTGCGTAAAGACAACTGGCTCATGCTCCAATTCGGTGTAGCCAAGGAGCTGGGCCTAAGTCTGACCACAGTTTGCACCACCTTCACCCCAGAAGAACTCCTCGGCTGGAGCGCCTACTTCAGTATCCTGAACGAGGACCAGCAAAAGGAAATCGACAAAGCCAAACGCCGCCGCTAACCTGGCGGCTTTTTTGTTGTGTAGACTGCCCTCATGGATTGACGTACAGACGTGGCTGGTTACACCGCTTTAATTGATCTTCGCGTAGGCGGTTTAGACGGACTGAAAAAAGTTACAGATAGCCTTGCGTCAATAAATAATTTAATTAAACAAATAAAACCAGTACCTACCCTCTTCGACAAACGAACAGGCGGTGGAACCGACGAAGAACGCATAGCAATACAGAAAGCGAAAGACGCGCTCAGCGGTTTAGTTAAAGCCTATGCAGATGGGGATACCCGCGTAGCCAAATTGTCCACCTCAATGGCTGGACTCAGCAATCAGATAAGGTCTTTTAATGCCGTAGTAGGAAACGCAAAGGTAGGTAGCGAAGACTTTGTAAACGGAATTGTAGCTGCAGAGCGAGCATCGCGCAATTTAACAGCGGCTGAATTTGACAGACTCAGAGTTTTACGCAACATATATACTGCCGAAAGAACGGGCGGACGCACCACTACTACGGCAGCCCAGGAAGTATTGGAGCGAGGCAGAAAAGTTTTAGGTACGGACGCAAGCGGACTAAAAAGTAGCATAAATGAATTAGAACTATACGAAGCCGAAATTAAAACTGTATTCGCAACAGTTAGCCAAGGCACTCCTGTATTTCGAGAATTACAGATAGCTCTTGCTGCCGTAAACAAAGAACTAAATGTAGCTAGAGGTATGGGGGCTATACAGGGCCCGGCCTTACCCGGCGGTTTTACTGAACAGGGTGCACGCAGTGGGACGTTCCCCTCCAGTCCTATCAGGGGCGGGGTAGGCATGAAAGGCTCGCCACTGGCTAAGGATGCACAGCGCAAAATGCTGGAAAACGTACTGATCGGCGGGGGCTTCCCCATGTTGTTCGGCGGTGGTCCGGGCGCTGTTTTGGGAGGCGCGGCCGGCGGTCTAATCCCCGGCAACCCAATGCTGTCCATCGTCACCAGTGCCCTCGGCACGGTGGTCGATCAATTTGCAGCTGCCGCAACTGAGATGGGTGCCAGCCTCCGCGATCCCATCACAAACTTCGAAAAACTAAAAGAAGCAAACCTATTAGCTTCCAAGTCACAAGAGTTTTACATCCAAAAATTGATTGAAACTGGCCGCATTGCGGAAGC